GCCTTGGCATGCGTTATAGATGTTCGACGCTTCGTTCTGGCCCATCTGTCCGGCCGCGCCTGTCATCACGTTAGTCGCCGACTGACCGGAACCCATCAGCGATTGCAGCGGGTTTAGCTTGGCCGACCGTTCAATCTGATAGCGGTTAAACGCATTCTGATATTCTTGGCTGGCTAGGTCTTGCCCGAAACGCTGCACACCTTTCATGGTGGAGCCAGACAGCAGATTGCCGCGTGCTGCTGCCGACCGCTCTAGCGCCTTCATGCCTTCCGCTTGACGGAACGCATAGCCGGGGTCTTGTTCAAAGTCCGACGCGCCGAAGGCTTTACCAAGACTGCCGTAGCCAGCGGCGGTCTTGTCACCGCCAATACCCAGCAACTGCATAATCTGGTCTTGCGCCGTAAGCCCCGCTTGACGAAACGGCTCTTGCAAAGCCTTTTGTTCTTCGAACATACGCTGCTGTGCAGCGTTGGCATCTTGCGACGCTTGAACTTGTGCCTTAGATGCTTTTTTGGCTGCACTTTTAGCCATCGCTCCGCCGGCTAGTGAAGATGCGGCGGATATGCCTGCGGCGATTGCCATGCCTGTGGTAAGTGCCATCAGTTTAATCCCTTTACAAACGCGCGTTCCGTAGGTGTATAACCTAAACGCCCGTACAGTTTTACCATAGTGTCAACGCGGTCGTTGTCTAGCGCGACCATAAACATAGCTGCCGCTTGCTTACTCATACCCCATTTTTCTATTTCTTGAAACAGCAATTTTGATGCTGTTCCACCTCGTGCGTCTGGTTTAATATACCACCACAATTCCTGCGCCACTAGCTTTGCAGGGTTGAAGTACATAGGGTACGCAATAGCGGCGGTAATGCCGATTAGTTCGCCTGCATCTTCAGCCACTAAGACAATCATGTCTTCATTCTCTAGCGCGCCTTCGACGAACGCAGCGGTGCATTCGCGGTCAAACGGGATCAGATGATTGACAGGCGTCGTCGCCACAAACGCTGCCGCCAAGTCCATGTAGCATGGTATGTCATCGACGGTAGCGGGGCGGACTGTAACCGCCATTAGCTAACCAGACGGCCTGACGCGCGAATGTTGATTGCCGACGCCGTACCAGCGATGGTGCTGATAAAGCCATTGTTAGGCAGCACATGGCCGACTAGTTCAGGGAACGTGTACGTCTCGCTGGCCTGAAGCGTTTTCGACTTGACAATCAAGTTGTCGTTAGTCGCAGAGCCAGCAGCCGTAATCAGGTTGACGCTGATCGTTGCAGCGGTCGCGCTGTAATTCGTCGCGGTAAACTTGTCGATAATCGTCTGCACGCCGTTCGACGTGTACTGCGTCGTCTGCGCGCTCTCCGCTGTCTTGGCGGGGATGATGTTACTGATAGACACGGCCATTGGTATTCTCCTTAAACAATGCTGGTGATAATGCCGTCAACCACTGTGACGGTGACAATACCCGCCAAGAAAGAGCCAGACGCACCTTTATTTTTAGACGCGATTGTGCCTAACTCCGCCCGCGGCTCAAGCCCCAACCCAAAAATATCTGCTTGCATAACGGCTAACTCAGACGCCGATGCACTGGCTGGTGTTGACTCTAAGGCTTGAATGTCGCTTTGGCCGACGGCCAAATCCGCCGACGACGCGCCGTACGGCTGCGTTTCTGTGGTCTGTGTCAGCGTCTCCAGCATGGCATCGTAGGTTGACAACAGCGACGCTGTGTCCGTCGATAAGGTAATTTGATCTTGGTTGTCTTGCGTAGCGTTACGCAGCGACAGGAAGAATCTGTACCACTCACGGCTAATCGCGCCTGACCGTTCGTCAATAAAGGCGACACGCGGCGGCGTAATGTTAGTGGGGTTGATTGGTGCCAGCGCCATCAGGCGTTCGTCCCGCTCAGTAGTAGTTCAGCACCCATGACGTAAATCCGTACAGGGTCTGTGCCAGACACTTCGTAGACGCGGTCGCGTATCTTCATCGTCGCCCCAAGGCGGCGCCAGATGGTCCGCTTGCCAAACTTACCTATAGCCCCCATCGACTTCCAGTGTTCGCTAGACCATGTATGGCCGCCGTCGTCCGACCAGCGCAGCATGACTTGCGGGTCGCTGCCTTGGCCGGTGTTCAGGCCCACGCCTGTCTCGCAGTCAAGCTGCATGGAATGCTGGATAGTACGCGCGAGGTTGTTAGCGCCTGTCGGCAGCGCGCGCCACGACCGCAGCCATTTCTGCGGTTGGCCGTCGTCAGCGTATACGTTCAGGTCAAACTCGTATATCTTGCCGTTCTGGTAGTCGCCGACAACGGTGGTGTTGTTGAAGAACATCTGGTTGTCGGCGCGGTGACGGTTAAAATCGCCAGCGGCAAACGACGCACGCTCATGCCATGCGCCAGTGGCGACGTCGTACACCCATGTGGTGTCGGCGCTGGGGAAGTTCAGGACGTAGAAGCTGTGGCCGTCCTGCTGATATGTGTAGCCGGTGGCGTCTGAGATGTCGGCATACTCTTGCATCTGCCATTCAATAGCGTGCGTAGACACACGCTGTCCAATGTAGCCAGCGGCCTTGTAGACGATACCCTGACCGCGGGCGTCCTTACCCAGCCAGTAGACTTGGTTATCCATCTTGGCGACGCTGTACGGCGCAGCGCAGCCCAGTTCGTTGAACGCGCCTTGGATACGTGCCAGCGGAAAGTCGAGCAGCCCTGCGTCATACCAGACTTCGGTTGAGTTGGTGCCAAACACCCAGACTTCGCGGTGGTCTACAAAGACAGCGACGACGTTGTCTGGGTTGCCTTCTGCGCTGGAAAATTCCAGCGGGTCAACGCTGGTGCCGTCGAGCAGTTGCGTCACCCAAATCTTCTGCGTGCCGGGTTCGTTGAACGTGAAATAGCCGTCGATGTATCCGACTGTGCCCGCGCCCGGAAAGTCAGGGTCGGTGATCTGCTGGAACACGTCAGTGCTGGCGTTGTAGATGTAACCCAATGGGTTAGCAGCAACGAATAGCTGCGTGCCGTTGTCAGCCATGCTGACAGGGCCAGTGCCGCCTACAGTGCCTTTGGCAGTCGCAACCCAGCTACTGTCGATCTGGTACAGCGTCGAGCCTGACACAGCGTAACCGTAGCCGCCATACGTCCACAGCCCGCGGATAGGACCAACGCCGACAGTCGCCAGTGCAGTCAGCCCCGGCGCGCGCTGAAGGAACGCAGGCTCCTTGCCGCCTTCAGGGACAATCTCAGGAAACAAGTTCACGCACCTATTGTCGGCGGCGTTAACCGACCGAGTAACATAGGCGCTGCCCAATATTGGCGTCTTCATTAGTAGTTCCCGGCGTAGACGTTAAATCTTTGCCTAGAGGCGACCAAGCTGTACGGCATGGACATGATGTCTTCAGGGTTGTTGATACGCTTGATGTTACGCTTCGACGACATCGCCAGACGGCGAACTTGCGACGACGGCTCGACGCCAAACTCAGGTGCTAGTTCGCACGCCAAGTTATAACGGAACGCACGCAGATAGCCGGGCGGGAAATACAGTACGGTTGCCAGCGTTGCTGGCTGAGACAGTTCTTCAACCGAAATAAAATGCCATTCCAGAGCGCGTGTCGGCTTTGGGTAGATGTACATATCAATGTCAGGAAACGTCATGTTGATAAAGATAACCTGCGGGTAGGTGGACGTCACGGTCTTGACCGCGATGCCATCATACTGCTGCTGGTTAATCATTTTGATGCCGTAGCTGACACCAGTGCCGGGGTCTTTGAAATATGTCGCGTCGTCGAGCAGTACAGGACGGTTGCCGACGAAGTCGCCGCTTGGTCCCAGTGTGCGCGAAAGCTGGCCCGCAGGCCATGTGAATACTTGGTCTTGTGTCGAAAAGACGGACAAGCGCTCAGTATTCCAGCTATCAATCATCTGGTTCATGGCGCGCAGTGCGTCTTGCGACGTTTCAGCCGATGGAACTTCGCCTTCTGCCAGAACGCCTAGCAGCCTAAGCGATCCGTTGATTATGTCACCTGCGCTGTCCATTGGTTAGACTTCCTGCGTTGTGCGGCGGCGGTTGGCCGCTGGCATTTCGTTAACTGACACCTTCACAGGCGCGTCAGGATTATAGCGTGTCCAGCCAAAATCTTCATCATAAATCGCTTCTTCTTCCGAAATAGCAACTTTTGCTCCGTGGACGTCGTGAACAAGATAGATGACAGACATAAAAATCCTTAAAAATGGACGGCCCGAAAGCCGTCCAAATTAATTATACGCAGTGAAGGATACCGTAGTTAATCACTACCGCTTCCGACAACGAACCTGCTGTCAAGTTACGCAGTGTTATAACTGCGGAACCTGCTGCCATGCTCGATACATACGTCGTGTATGCAGCCGCAGTTGCGCCTGCCGATATGTTTACAATAATAAGGTCATTAGCTGAAATAAGCGAGTTAGTCAGCGTAAACGATACGGCTGTGTTCCCTGCAAGTGCGGCACCGTTCATGGTGATGCGCCCTGCGCCTTTGTTCAACGTGACGCCAGTTGTCTTATCTGTCGCCTGTGTGACCGTGCCTTGTGCTGCGGCGGTGTAGCCAATTTGCTCATCGCTCAAGAGATATTGTGCGCCAATAATATCTTGGTCGAGGAAAGCAACACCAATAGATTTTGTGTTAGCCATTAGTTTTCTCCTGAAAAGGAAGCCCCGACCGAAGCCGGGGCAAACCTATTAGCCAGCGATACGGTACAGGTTGTACGTTGTCGCGCTGGTTTTAACAGCACGGAACAGTACGCTGCGCGATGCGATGCCAAGACCAACACCAACCAGCGTCCAGCCAGTGCCAACCGTAATGGTAGGTACGCCAGTGCTGGTAGCAATCAAAGAAAACTCAAACGATGAGTTAACTTTTGCGCTGCTAAGGTTAGCTTCGAGAACCGAAACCGCAGGAAGTGCAAGGTCAGCAGTAGATGCTGAAGTGTACACAACTGCACCGCCAGCCAAATCGGCAGCGGTTAGTGTAGCTGCTGCGGTGTACGCAGTAGGGATCGCCGAAGTACCAAAGGTAACTTCGCCGAGATTGCCGTCACCGACTTGATAGCCGCCGGCGCCATTAGGTAAAGTAGGCATAATATAAATCCTTTAAAATGTTTGGCCCCCAGCGAACTGGGGGCCGGTATCAGGTTAACCCCAGAGACGGCAAGCCATCTGCGGACGGATCGTGCTGTAGCCATACAGAACGTCAATACGGCAAGGCATACGGTCGTTGTTGATGTCGTACTGACGAACAACGCGGAGCGAGATGCCGTTATGCACCTGACGCGAAGCCATATCTACGCCCTGTGGGAGCAGAAGGTCGGCTGTTGCGAAGGTGATAGCGTCCTTGTGGTATACGAGGTTCTGCGCGTATTGCGTAGAAGCCGCACCGACGAACACGACGGCCTTGGAGTTACCGGGCAACGTGTTGACAGTGGCAAGTGCGTGTGCTGCCGAGTAGACAGGTGCAACAGTGATGTTGCCAGCGCCAGCGCCGCTGAGTGTGACGTCAGCAAGAGCAACGAACTGGAACAACGAACCTGTGCTTTCACGGGTCTGTGGGTTGACAGCAAAGCAGTCAGCTACAGTGAACACGTCGCCAGCCTTGACGGTAGCAGCCGCGCCTGCGCCAGTGATGGCGATGGTGGTCGCGCCTTCCGACGTGACAGCAGCCGAAGTCGTGCCGCCGGTTGCAGTACGCGAACCAGTGGTGAACTGCTTAATGGACTGCGACATATTGATTTCGTCGAAACCAAGTACGCCAGTACCCATCATGCCGTTCTTGAACTGCTTGCTGACAGTGTCAGTTGGGTTGAAAAGACCCTTCATACCTTCGACCAAACCAGCGTTTGCGGCTGGGTTGACAGTGGCATAACGTGGCGACATCACGGCAGCGTTTTCGTTCAGCTTCTGTTGCGCTTGCAAAAGAACCAACGATGTAGCTGGCGTAGTGCCGGGCGTGCCGACCGAGTTACCGATGGTTGCATACGCGTTTGCAACGTCAGCGTCGATGCTGGATGCAAGCTGCGAGATACGTGGCTTGAGAACGCGCTCTGCGAAATCATCCAACTGCATGGTCAATTCAGCAGTCGTGAAGTTAACGCCGATGTGCTTCTGGTTGGCAACGGTCAGCGTTGTGAACTGCTCGTTGTCGTCCTGTACCTGAAGGGCTGCACCGTCGGTGACAAGCGCACGGTCTGGAAGACGGATACGCAGGGTTGAGCCGATCTTGGCGCCTTCAACAGCAAAGCTGTCGTCGTACTGGCGGTTTACGTTACGTGTGAGTACGAGGTTGTTTTCAAGGATTTCTAATGCTTTCCTTGTTATCATGTCAATGGTTAAAATCGAGTTACTCATGGAAATAATCCTAACTTATCGGTTGCGTTGTGCCTCGTACTTCTTGATCTGTCGTTGCCGTTCTGCCTCAATCCAATCTGACGTACTCATGGACTTTACTGACCGTGGGTCTGTCGTATCAAATGTCGGCGCACCAGAGGTGCGGGCAGTGACAGGAGCAATAGGTGCCGGGGCGTTGGAGGTTTTCTTGAATGTAGGTTCGGCTGAAAGCCTTGCCTCAATCATACCAATTTCCCTAGCTTGCAAAATGGGGTCTAGACGCGAAATACGCTGGGCGTCTTTTACGTTGATACCTAAGTGATAAATCACATCAGGCCCAACGTCGGACGCTTGTATTGCCATCGCCATCGCGTCGGTGATTGGAAGGTTGGGGTTATAGGCGACTTGTTCAAAGTCGTCATATTTGTCCCGCGCTGCCTCTTCACGTTCGTGATAAGACTCTAGCATTGCACGTTGCTGGCTGTCCTTTTCACGGCGTGCCAGCAGTTCTTCGGCTTTACGTTCGGCCAAAACCTCTGCGTAATCCTCGTAAGTCTCAAATTGTTCAGGGGTAATGTCTTGGATCGGCTGCTGCCGTGCCTGCATTTCCTCTGCTCTTTGAGCCTGTTCGCGTTCCCATTTACGCTGCTCTCTTGCGAGTCGTTTGCCTACGATGGCGTCCAAGTCTTCTTGTGAGAAAGTCTTAGGCGCTTCAGGTTCAGCAGACTGCTCTTCCGGCGTCGTGTTTTCTACAGGCTCGATTGCTGCCGTGGCTTCGAGTTCTGGCGCGGAGGCATCCGCTTCGGTAAAGACATTATCGTCCATGTTTAACCCTTAAAGAGTTCCTGATGAGCCGCATCAGTACGGTTGTAGGCCAGACTACATCATTTGATGCAGTCTGGCAATATCGTTAAAACCTACACGATATAGCTACCGCTGACGGATATAATTGTGCCGGCGGTGACAATCGTGATTGGTACGCCTTCGGAAACGAGGCCGCTGGTATCGCGGTCAAGAGTAATTGTTGACGCATTGACGACGCCGCCGCCTTTGCGGTAAAGTCCTGCGCCATTTAGTAAAAGCCATTGAATGTCGCGTTGGCTCGCAACTGTTATGGATGGCACAGGGGCATCGACCGATATTGTTCCGGCTGCCAAACCTGTCGTAGTTGAACCAACTGTCAAAGTCGCAGTAAAAGTTATAAGGCGTCCGGTTCGCGTCCACCGGCCATATAACGAGCCATTGCCAAGCGTAATCGCTGTGCCGCCTGCGCGGAACGTAGGTGTAAAAGTATTTACGATGTAATTAAAAATGCCGACAGCGCCTGAAGCGCCGCTGTTGTCTACATAGCCTGCGTTCATTTCACCGGTAAAGTGATATGCGCTGTTAGCCGCAAAAGTAATTAACGACCCGACAGCCGCGCCTGTAAAATCACCAGAACCTTTCAAGGTGTAGCCAGAACTTCCTGCCCACCGTCCAGCAGCGACATGGACGCCGCGTGTGTTATCGCTAAATTTGCAATCGAACACAGTCGAACTTGTGACGTAAAAGTCATTACAAGCACCAAAGTCAAAACTGCTATAGCCAGCAGAGTTAAAGCCAATGAAGTTAATTGGGCTTCCGCCAATAACGCCGGGATTGTCATGCACGACCGCGTAATTACCACTGCCAGCCGCGCCGTCTAAGCGCCATGCATCTACGTTAAACCACAACGACCGCGATCCGCTTCCGTTTGCGCCGACAGCCGTAAAGTGAATGGGTGTCCCGCCAGTAGCGTTTATAAAGCGGCAGTTTGAAACTGATTGATTACCAAGCTGTAGTGGGATGTCGATAATCCCACCTGTGTTGGTCGCGCCGTTTGCGTCCCAAGTCATGTCCTGACAGCCTACGCCGTCAAGAAAGTTAGCCATGTAACCACCGTTAAACCCGCGCTTCAAACAAGGTGTGTATCGACCGGGGCCTTTTAACGTCGTGTTTGCGGGTATGTTACCAAGAGAACTGCCCAACCTGTAAAAAGCAGTTGGTTTAGGAAATTCTACGACGCCGCCCGCACCGGCTGCAATAGCAGCAATAATAGCCGCAGTGTCGTCAGCCACGCCATCGCCGACAGCACCATAATCCAGCACGTTGACTGGAGCGCCTTCGATCATCGAGTATGTTGCTTTGGTCAAAGACATGGTTCAAATCCTAAATGTTGCGGCACAATCATTTTATGCAGCGTTTACCGTAGCCACTTGTGGACGCCACACTGTTCCACCTTGGCATAACCAACCACTAGTATATACTTGTCCTGCACCGGCGGGGGCGACTGTGAAATCTATTGCTGTAACCACATCGCCCTTTACGCCGCTGTGCGTCGGCTTTGTAAGGCCGAGGCTACCCGCTTGAACCAGTGTGGTTGCAACACTTATACGGATCATGTCAGTAATAGTGCCGCTGCTAAGGCGTGCATCTAAACCTATACCGCCAGTTGCCGACGTGAGTTCAATACCCGCGCCTAAGCGTAGGTTGTCACATTCGTAAAATTGCGCCGCAATCGCTTGCCCAGCCTGCAAACTTTTAAGACCTGTAATTTCTATTTTGCCAGAAATATCTCGCAGACGAATACCTACGGAGCCGCTGTTTGTATCGCATTTGACAGTGGCGTTAATAAAATTCCAGTTGGCCGACGCGCTTGCTGCGTTAAGCGTGTAGGAGTTAAATCCGTATGTCGCACCTTCAAAATAGCTATTGACGATTGTTAAGTCATCAATTCTAAGGTTAAGCGCATCCGAAATTCTAATATCCGCGCCAGTTGCGCCAGTTGATACAAACCGACAATTTTGAAACGTAAGGCCCGACATAGTTACGCTTGTTGAAGGGTCTATACGCAATGCCGCTGTTGCGCTAACATTTACATTGTCAATAACCATGTCCGTGCGAAGCGCCAGCGACGGGCCAACCAGTTGAATACCTTTAACGCAACTTGCAATGCGCGAGTTTGTCAAACTGTAGTTTACAGTCCCATTAAATACGACACCGCCTTTAGGTAGCGTTGTATCGACCGTATCAGTCTGTCCAGACGCGGTTACGCCGTCAATATGAACATCTCTGCATCCGGCGGTGTAAATGCCGCAGCTTTTTCCTTCAACATCTATTCTTGTACAAGTGATGCCGCGGCCATTGCCCCATTTGTCGTAAAGTTGGATTGCATAAGCGCCGGTATCGTTCAATATGGCGGGATCAAAACCGGCCCGAAGAACAACAATGTTATCAAGAACGACGTTTCGGCACGCGTTGTAAACGACTACACCGCTCTTAATGTAGTATGAGTCGCCTGAACATTTCCGAATGTTTACGTTGTAAATTAATGCGGCGTCGACGCTCGTAAAGTCACCGCTTTGAACGCCGATGACAGCAGAGTTAAACGTAATGGCCGAACCAAACAAATTACCAGAAAATGTTTCCCAAGTTATATCTTCTATATCGACGTTATATAGCGGATATGTTTCGTTTTGGTTGTCTACGTAAATCCAATATGCCGCCTTAAAGTTCTGCAAATGCAAATTTTCACACCGTATATTACGGTTAGATGAAGTAGCGGCTGCGGTCTGCGTATAGAAAAACGCGCCACCATTTACATACGCATCGGCTTGGCTGTTACCTTTCAACGTGCCGTTTTTGACAGTGACGTTTGATGTGTTGGTAGAGGTAAATATGCAGTTTGTTATGGATGATCCAGTGACTTCATATGTCGAACCTTCAAGGTCAACAGTGATGTTGCTGGTCAGCGTAACGCCGGTTGCAAGTTCTGCTGAAGCAAGCAAACGAGTTCCAATGTTCGGAACACCTAAAATTCCACCGCCGCGTAGCGTAAGTGCTGCGGCTGCGCGACGCAATTTTTCAACTTCAGTGCCTGCAAAATCATCGACAGATACATATTGTTCGAGTTTAGTCTGGACGGTCTGCGCTAGAGCGTTTAAGCCGGTCTGCGTAAAGCCGACATCTGACGCCAATACCGCGCCGGTGGCAACTTGCAAAGCAGTCGTAAACTTGACTTCACCCCCGACGTGTACGCCAGACGTGAACGTCACAGTGTCGCTGTCCGTTTCCAGATAGCTGGTGCCGACATACTGGTTCACGCCGTCGATGTAGACCGATAGCGAGTTAGTACCGGGCGTGTAATTGATTGTCGATAGGTTGAACACAGTTTGGCCGGCGGTAGCGGT